CGCCTCAACCTTAACAACAAAAACCCTGTAGCTGTGGAAATCGCTTATCGCCAGTTGTCCGCTTATTGCCATGCAACCGGAGTTGTCCAGGTGCAGGATTCCCAGCAGCTTCACGGTATTCCGTTTAAGGCTAAGGTATCAGTCCGCACTGACCCAAGTGGCCAGTATGAGCCAAGCAATGAGGTCAAGGCGGTTAAACACATTAATGATGGCCAGCAAGCCGCGCAAGCTCCAGCTCAACCGGCCCCAGCAGGTGCGCCACCTTGGGCGGGCCAAGCCCCAGTCCAGCAGCAGGCACCAGCTCCGACACAGCCTGCAACAGCGGGAGCTCCGCCTTGGGCTAAGCCAGCGCGGTAACAACCCCGAGGCCCTTTTAGCCTGCCCAAGTGGCAGGCTCTTTTTCTGGAGGTACCTATGTATTTGGCCACCTATACCGGCAAGCTGGTGAACATAATGAGTTTGCGCCCCGATGATATCTCAATTCATGATATAGCGCACAGCTTAAGCCATTTGTGCAGATACGGCGGACATTGCATCAAATTTTACTCCGTAGCCCAGCATAGTGTTCGGGTTGCCCGCGCTTTGCCTGCTCATTTGCAATTAGCTGGACTCTTGCATGATGCCTCAGAGGCTTATGTTGTTGACCTACCAAGGCCAGTGAAACTTCTCCTAAAAGAGTACAAGAACATAGAAATAGGTGTTCAAAGCGTCATAGCTGAGCGCTTTAACTTAGGGAATGACTTGGAAGATCCTTTAGTTAAAGAAGCTGATGACCGCCTTTTAGTTACAGAATGGCAAGAATTAATGCCAGTCCCGATGTTCCCAGAATTTGATTCTATTAAGCCCCTTGAGAGGGAGCACGCTAAAAGCGCGGCTACTGCGAAGAGAGAGTTTTTAGAAATGTATAAGGCGCTGACTAAATGAAACCAGTTATAGCGGAAAAAACCATAGCTGCAATCGATGCGGCTATCTTTAAAGATCAAGGCAATAAATACCGCTCATTATTGCGGGAGCTCTTGCCAACCGCTGAAGATGCCTATCGCGAAGATGATATACCTTTTCGCGGGCACCTTGGCGCTTCCTTAATCGGAAGAACTTGCGCCCGAGAGCTGTGGAATAGCTTTCATTGGGTAACAAAGCCTAGCTTTGAAGGACGAATGCTGCGGCTATTCAATCGCGGTCACTTGGAAGAGCCTAGGCTGGTAGCACTATTAATGCTAATAGGCTGCGAAGTTTGGTTCCAGGATGAGAACGGTAAGCAATTTAGAATGAAAGGCCATCGAGGCCATTTTGGCGGTAGCTTGGATGCTATTATCCGAGGTATACCAGAGATGCCTGATGAGCCAATTCTTGGTGAGTTTAAAACTCATAATGACAAAAGTTTTCAGAAGCTTTTAGCAGAAGGAGTACATAAAGCCAAGGTAGAGCACTATGCACAAATGCAAGAATATATGGGCACTTATTCCCTGAGCTGGGCGCTCTATATGGCTTGTAATAAAAATGATGATTCGTTGTATTGCGAGCTTGTGCCTTTTAATCAAGAGAGCTATACTAGATTTGCTGAGCGGGCTGCAATGATTATTGATGCGGCAGAGCCCCCCAAACGCATTAACAACAGCCCAAGCTGGTACCAATGCAAGTTTTGCGATCATAGCCCAGTCTGCCACGGTGCCAAGCAACCAGAGATTAACTGCCGCACTTGCAAACATAGCAGGATAGTAGATGACGGCCTTTGGGAATGCACTAACTTTGAAGCAAAGGCTAAAGCAGAAGAGCAAGGTTGGGAGGATCCAATCGAAATGGAAGTTAAGCACCAATTAGAAGCTTGTGCGCTTTATGAAGTCGATCCAAACATTAAGGCAAAAATATGATTACCTATCGCGATTACCAAGAATTTGCAATCGCTTCTATTTTTGAATATTTTGAAGAAGGTGGGCAGGGGCATCCTATTGTTGCTATGCCCACTGGAACCGGAAAATCTGTTGTGATTGGTGGTTTTGTTAAAGAAGCTTTAAGTAGGTTTCCAGGTAGTCGCATTATTAAGCTCACCCATGTTAAAGAGTTGATTGAGCAAAACTTTGAAAAGCTTCTAGCCTTATGGCCTACTGCACCCGCTGGTATCTGTTCTGCTGGGCTCAACCGCAAGGATACCCAATATCCTATTACTTTTGCAGGCATAGCCACCGTTGTTAAAATCGCAGAGCGATTTGGTCGTATTGATCTATTGCTTATTGATGAATGCCATTTAGTAAGCCCCAATGCTAATACAATGTATCGTGCTTTTATCAATGCCCTTTTGGAAATTAATCCTTATTTAAAAGTGATTGGTTTTACTGCCACTAAATACCGGCTAGGCCAAGGTATGCTAGTGGAAGAAGGCGGAATCTTTACTGATGTTTGCTGCGATATGACCACAATGGAAGGATTTAACTGGTTTGTTTCCGAGGGATACCTGTGCCCGCTTATCCCTAAAAGAACCGCTATGGCTTTGGAAACGGATGGGGTTAAAGTGCAGGGTGGGGAGTTTGTGCTAAAGCAGCTCCAGGAATGCGTTGATAAAGCTGAGATAACCTATGCCGCCCTTCAGGAAGCGCAAAGCTTGGCTTATGATCGCAAGCATTGGCTAATCTTTGCTTCCGGTATTGAGCATACCGAACACATAGCTAGTATGCTGGATAGCCTTAACATACCGGCTACCTTTATCCATTCTAAGATCCCAAAGGCTCAGCGAGATGCTAGAATTAATGCCTTCCGCAACGGCGAAGTGCAAGCAATGGTTAACAATGGGATCTTAACTACTGGTTTTGACTACCCTGATATTGATTTAATTATTATGCTACGTCCAACGCAATCACCTGGACTATGGGTGCAGATGCTGGGGCGCGGCACTAGGCCCAGCTATGCAGACGGCTTCGATTTATCGACCACTGAAGGGCGCTTAGCAGCTATACAGAATAGCGAAAAGAAGAATTGCTTAGTATTGGATTTTGCCCGCAATACCAAGCGCCTTGGCCCTATCAATGATCCAGTATTGCCAAGGCGCAAGGGCAAAGGTGGTGGCTCGGCACCAGTAAGGATCTGCGAGGAATGCGGGACCTACTGCCACGCAAGCTTAAGGGTCTGTCCGCATTGCGGCATTGAGTTCCCAATGAGTGTTAAATTTGGGGTTCATGCTGGCGAAGAAGAATTAATTGCAAAAGACGAGCCTCAAGTTGAAACTTTTAAAGTAGACCGGGTAGTTTATAGCGAGCACCAGAAACAGGATAAACCCCCAACTATAAAGGTGAGTTATTATTGCGGACTCCGGATATTTAATGAATGGGTCTGCCTAGAGCATGAAGGATATCCAAGAAAGAAGTCCCGGGATTGGTGGAGGGATAGAGCTCAAGATGATTTCCCTCCAGAAACCACTTCTGAGGCCCTTGGCCTCATCAAAGATTTAAGAACCCCAACTTTTATTCGAGTTTGGATTAATAAAAAATACCCTGAGATATTAAGCTATGAATACTGAAGAAGCCAAGCATCGCACTTACATTATGGAACAACAAGAGAGAAGCCTCAACCAACAGTTGTGGACTAGCTGTTTGAATTGCGAGTATTGGGATAAGAACAAAGAGCTGTGCTCCACCTATGCGATTAAACCGCCTATTCAGGTGATTGTTATTGGGTGCGCCGAATGGTTGGGAGAGATACCTTTTTAGTCAAAAACTGTATAGAGTAATTGAAAAGATTACTCGAAAAAAGAGTTGCACTAAATGATTAGATCGCCGATAATAGATTCATGGTTAGGGGAATTAGCCTCTAACAGATCAACCAGGAGACGATTATGAAACTTTATTCTGCTAAATCATCTGTAAAACGTGCCGCTAAAAAAGAAGGCTTAACTGAAGACCAATACGAAATTTTCGAGATCGACGGCAAATTCGGTTACCAGGTCATCGCCGAAGAAGCTGAGCAGCCAGTGGTAGGCGAGTTTGTTAACTGCCCCCACTGCGACATTCACCTGAGCAACGGCTACGGTGTTCACGGGGACGATGTAAACGGGGAAACCATCAAGCACGAAGAGTTCGAGTATGTGTGCCTCGGCTGCGGTGAAGAGTTTGGCCCCGCTATTAAGAAGGCCCGCAAGGTTGTGGTCACCAACCACTCCACCGTTGAGCGCCCGACTAAGCTGGTGTGGCACATCGCGGACGAGATGTTCGAAGCTAACCCAGAGGTTCGCCGCAAGGATGTGATCGCCGAGTGTGTTAACCGCGGCATTGCTTTCTACACCGCCCGTACCCAGTACCAGCAATGGCTTACCGCTACCCGCAATTCTAGCAAATAGGTGTATCATGATTGAATATGTTAAGCGGGGTCGCCACCCCGCTGATCCAACAGGCGAGATTTATGGGGATACCCACTGGCCCTTGCCAGCTTGGTATGACTTTCCTCCTGATATGAATGTAGCTATCAACCGGGAAAATATGACCTTTATTGGTATAGGGGAATACCGAGTTCTTTGGGCTAAAGCTGAAGAATCTACCCCCCTCGAAGCTATAGTAATTGGTCCTTTAAAATCGGGTAGCACATGGAGTAAGTTCACCGATATGGAACTCAAAATGCTCTACAGAAATACTACTGGGCATGAGATTAATACCTTCAGTTATAACTCGTTACTGCAAGCTTGCCGCTCGCTTACAGAAGGCTTTGAGCCTTTGCCTATGCCGGATGGGCTTGTTAAGCACCACAAGGCTAAGCCCCAGCCAAAAGAAAGCCCCAAGCAGGCGGACACAAAGACTAAAGCGCAAAGCGGAGGGGTAAAGCGGCCTAAAGCTGGCACAGCTACTGGTCGCGTCTGGGATTTGGCAGACGCGTTAGCCGCTACTAATGAAGGCATAAGCGATAAAGAACTAAAGAAACTTGTGGCTAACCAATGCGCTGAGGAAGGCATTAACCCGGCAACCGCTCAGGTTCAATTTGGTAAGTGGAAATCATCAAGATAGCTATTGATTTAAACAAACCAGATAAGATATTATTCATATCGCAAGCCACCTTACTTGTTTAATTAACTCACATTGGAGAATGACTCATGGCCAAAAAAAAAGCCACCGAAACCGAAGCCCCCGAAAAGGTAAAGCCGGTTAAAGATGAACAGAACGGCATCGTCCGCCCGAAAGCAGGTACGGCTACTGGCCGTGTTTGGGAAATTGCTGATGAGCTCTCAGCTAAGGCTGGTGCCCCCACCCCACGTAAGGATGTCCTGGAAGCCGCTCAGAAAGAAGACATCAATGTTTCGACGGCTGCTACCCAGTATGGCCGTTGGCGTAAATACCATGGTTTGGCCGCAGAAAAGAAAGAGGCCAAGCCGAAGGCCGCACCCAAGGCGAAAAAGGGTAAA